TGTCCCGGTGAAAGGTCCGGCAACAAGGCGCGGCAATGAGTGGAAAACAGCGCAAGCAGAAGCCGAATTTTCCAACACGGTAGCACTGACCGAAAGCGATCACTTCCGGGTTGAGCGCATGGTGGAGGAGCTACACAATAATGACCAAATCGCACGGTTTCTAAACCATCCAAAAAAGGTGGTTGAGGCAAGCATCTTTGCTGAATACGGCGGTATAGTAATGAAGTGCCGACCAGATTTATATGTGGAAAAGCTCGGTATCGTGGTTGACCTAAAGACAACTGTTTCGGCTGAACCGTACACGTTTGAGCGCCAGATGTATTCGCTGGGATATGACGTTCAATCGGCTTGGTATCTCAAATGTATGCAGCTTTTAGAAATCCCGGTGACACGCTTCATCTTTGCCAATGTAGAGAAAGAAGAACCCTACGCCACCAGCATGGTTGAGGTGGGGCCGGAACTGATGGCTTTGGCTAACGAGACAGTCGAGCGCGTCATAAAAGAAATTGTCGAGGCGAAAGAAACCAACACCTACGCAACAGGGTGGCCCGACTTACACGTTGCATCACCGCCAGCTTGGTTAACGCTGGATTAAACTAGAGAAACAAGGAGAAAGAATATGTCTGACTTTAAGGACGTAATGCTGAAAGACGTTGAATTTATCTACCCACGGGTGGACCAGTTATACAAGTATGACCCTCACGCCAAGAAGGACGACGGTACATCTGGCAAAAGTGTACCAGCGACGGCTGATGAACAAGGTGCGGCTTGGTCAACTAGTTTTATAATGAGCAAGGAAGAAGGCACTAAGTTCTGGGATATTTGCGCGGCTCACCACAAGGAAAGAGCGCCGGGCGAAAAGTTTAAAACGGTGCATGGTTATCGTCAGTTAGAAGATGATCGATTGCAGTTTAGCTGTAAGTCAAAAGGTAAGACGGCCAAGGGCGTCATTAAAAGCCCACCGCTGGTTATAGACGGCGAAAGAAAGCCGTTGGAAAACTTAGGCTTTTACGGTGGTTCCAAGGGCAACCTTAAAGTTACCATAATGCCGTCACTTAATCCCAGCACAAAAGAGCATGGGGTGTCTTTGATACTATCAGCTATCCAGGTCACAGATGCCGTCTATTCTGGCGGTGATGACATGGCTGGCTTTGATAGCATTGCGCCAGCGCCAAAGCTTGATGAAGACGACCCGTTTGGATTGCCGCCGTCACCGCAAGCCGCAAAGCAAGCACCAGCAAGCAATGATTTAGACGACGACATTCCGTTTTAAACGTGGATTACCCAAAGACATATTGGGCCGACTACGGGCAGCGGATCATTGACGCTCTTGACCTAAAGCAACTTAGCAAAGGTGAGTGGCATGGTCCCTGCCCGGCTTGCGGTGGAACTGACAGATTTTGGATCAGCAACCACCAAGGCGAAGTAAAGGTGCATTGCCGACAGTGTGGTGACTTCGCAGCAATACAGAAAGCATTGATCGAGCAAGGGTTGTGGCCAGCAAACGAGCCAAGCCGCGCCGACAATGTGATAAAGTTTAAGGAGCGTGAGGTGAGGGCAGAAGACTTTGACGGTGAAACATATGATGTCCGAAAACGCATTGAGCTACACGGCGCTAAACTAGAAGGCACCACGGTTGTCGTGCCGATAACAAATGTTGGCGGTAAGTTAGTCGGGTATCAACGTATCTCACCAGATGGACAAAAGCGGTTTAGCTCTGGCATGGATAAGGAAGCGAGTTTCGGCGTTTGCGGCAAGATTGACAATAATAAAGCATATGTGGCTGAAGGCTATGCCACGGCGTCCAGCGTTTACATGGCTACCGGGGTGTCATGCGTGTTTGCACTTGACGCTGGCAATCTACCCAAGGTTTGCGCCGAGTTTGCAAGGGCTTTCCCTGATGTAGCGCTGACAATCGCCGCCGACAATGATGAACCTGGTATCAAGGCCGCAAAGGCAACCGGGTTAAAGTTTGCTGCACCAAAGCAAGCCGGGGCAGATTGGAATGATATCCTGGTAAGCCAAGGTCGGGTTGCGGTTGAAACAGGGTTGAAATTTGCTAAGCGTCAGGCGGCATTGTTTACGCATCTTGACGACTTGCGGATCACCAAGCCGGAATGGCTGATTGACGGGTTAATCGAGCAAGATACGTTGGCTATGTGTTTCGGCGCGGCTGGATCAGGTAAGACGTTTGCTGTCATGGATATGGCGCTGTGTATATCGTCAGGCAAAGATTACCATGGTCATGTTGTAGACCAAGGCACCGTATTCTACATAGCTGGCGAAGGGCATTCGGGGTTTGCCAGGAGGGCAGCGGCTTGGAAGCAAACGCACGGTATCAAACCGGGGGAAGCGTCGTTCTTCAAGAGCAATAAAGCAGTTATAATGAGCGAACCAGAGAGTGTTGAGGTTCTCAAGGCTGAAATGGCCGAACTTGTGGAGAAAGCAGGGCGACCAAAGCTAGTTGTGATTGACACGCTGGCTAGATCGTTAGGCGGTGCCGACGAAAATGCTGGCAAGGATATCAATCTGTTTATCGTGGCTTGCGATGAAATCAAGGAAGAATACGGCTGTACGGTGTTGATCGTGCATCACACTGGCCACCAAAATAAAGAGCGTGGCAGAGGGGCAAGCCAGATAAACGCGGCGCTAGACCATGAGTTTCGCATTGAGGCATGGGACGAAACCAAGATTATCCTGACGTTCACCAAGCAAAAAGAGGATGCCATGCCGGAGCCGATGGCGTTCCTGATGCTGCCAGTGGAAATCATAACGGATGACATGGATAGCATTAGCTCGATCGTGTTGGAGTATACGCCAGATTTGCCGTCCAAGGGTTCACAAAGGATGAGCAAAGGCCAAGCGGTGTTGCTGAAGCTATTTAGGGAATTAGCGGAAAACGGGGAGTTAGAGCGGGACATTTTGCGGGACACGTATTTTGACCGATTTGACAACGGAAACAAGGATTCCACCAAGAGAAAGTTTAATCGGGACATTCGTAGTTTGATTGAGGATGAGGTGCTAACGCAAAGTAATGGTGTGTTATCAGAGGTTTGCGATGATGCAGAGGCTTAGCGGGACAGCGGGACAAAGCGGGACAAAACGGAAAATGTCCCGATTGCCCATTTTACACAAGCGGGACGGGACGGGACAAAAGCCTATAGGCTTGTCCCTTGTCCCGCCTTGGGGTGCGAAGGATTACTCAGATTTAAAAGAGAAGGACTTTTTAACTATGCTGGATAAGATTTCATGCTTGCTGGAACTTGAAGGCTTAGCCAATCGTCGCCGGATATTGAACTCACCAGATTTAACACGGTGGAATGAAGTCCAGCGCGGTTTAATCGTGCAGCGTAAATTTGAACTTGAGAACAAGAAGGGTAAACGCAAATGAACCGGGTTGAAATATTAAACACAGCCGCCGAGTTGATCAGTGGTGATCGAGCCGCGACGTATGGTGACGCGACAGTCAGCCATCAACGCATTGCTGATTTATGGTCAGCCTATTTGGGGACGCCAGTTAGCGCGGTGGACGTAGCGGCTTGCCTGATCCTAATGAAGGTTTCCAGGAGCAAAGGGGCAGCACACCTCGACAACTGGGTTGACATGGCTGGATACGCCGCACTGGCTGGCGAAATGGAAGCCGCGACAACAGCCGCGACAAAGGGCATTAAGAAGGCCAACGGAAGCAACGTAGGGCTGGATACAGCGACGTTAGCCGCGACAATGAGGTTTGATCCCGATGAAGAGTAAAAAGCCGTTGAATGAGCCTTATACGCCGTCTGATTTTGGCACGTCTGAACGCATCCAACATACGTCTGGTGTACGCTATGAGAGAACGTCGAAAAAGCTAGGTGCAGAGAAGCGGCTAAGGATCACCAACCAAACGCCGCTGGACAGAATGTTACAGCGCGACCACATCACACAAAGGCAATTTGATGCTGGTCAAAAGCTATATGCGTTGCATAGGAAAGCTGGTCGTTCTCAAAGGTTAACGTCGAATTACAATGCGAACATTGTTGACGGTGGTAGCGGGTTGAGTGGGGAAAGCGCAGGGGAAGCTTTTAGCGAATACCTGGCGGCATTGAGAAGCGTAGGGCGTGACTTGGCAAGCGTATTGCAATGGGTGGTTGTACAAGGAAGCGCACCTAATGAGTGGGCAAAAAATAACGGCCATAATCCAAAGGGTGGGATTGTAGCCGTTAGGTTGGCGTTGGACGCCGTGGGTGACTATTTTAGGATAGCTAGGTAGTTACGTTTTATACTTGCGTATATCATAAAATACCGCCTGTTTTAAATTGAATATATTGCGTTACTGTTTCTTTTGTTTCGTCGTTGAACTCTGCGAACATACGGTCTGCAACTGAGGTTACTTGCTGGACAAAATCAGGCCAGTCTTGTTCTGCCTCCCAATAAAATGTCGCAAGGGCAACGGTCTGCAAGTACCCGCTAATATCTCCCCTTTCGGGCATACTTTCGATAATCTCAACTTGTGCCGAAGCACCTTCTATCATTGACGTAATACCCAT